CCCAACTAAGGGAACCCAAACTATCTCTAACATTAGAGACCGTTTCGTAACAATTTAACAACTTCGTAATCTTGAATGCCTCTGTCAAGACTAGATTGGTTGTAACTTGGAACAAAACCTGTAATGGTTTTAGCTTTCTCGTAAGTATCATTTATACCCTTATCGAGGAAACCTGGCTTTTCTACACCTAATTTAAAAGAATCGCCTTCTTGCACAAATTTAACTAGATCCTTAAAATACGGGAGCCTTTTACAATTCTCAAGTATCATGATCCATCTGAGAGTTTCCATCTCCCATCCCCACTTTCTGGGGTCGTGATAACGTTCCGGATTTACCGCAGAGTTTAATGCCAAAACACTGGGATAACAACCTGCAACCATTGAGGAGTTATGAACCTTGATATCTCTGGTGAAATATCGTTGCAAGTACACTGTATAGTAGTCAGATATAATTTGTTTCTCTGCTTGGGCGATAAGTCCAAAGAGTAAGGAAACCATTCTGATTATCTCAGCTAATTCTTCATCGGATACCCAATCTGCGTTGTCAGAAAATGCACCGTCGTCACCAAGCACTTGATCTCCTTCAAGTTCAGAAGACAGCTCTTCTTCAATGAGAATACCAATGGCATAGCTTACTACTGTTTCGACGATGTTTGTAAGTCCACTTCCTGAAAACATACCATGAATTCCGGTTACCAGCTTATCTAAACTGGTCATGACGGGGACGCTAGTGCCGTGCATGATTACTTCTTTAAAGTCAGCCCAGTACTTACTTTGAAAGAAAACGTGAGTTACGTCATACATAAATTCAAAGACACCTATTCCGCAAGTGGTGTCCATGGCTCTAAAATCACGCGCTGTAAAGCGTTTCGCAGAGAAAAACTTCTGTCGATCCATAGCTATTTCCACCTCGTCAAACCCTTCCCATGCACTTAAAGCAGGATTTCCATGTTTTCGGATTGCATCCATCAAAGGGATTAGAAACATCTTCTCACGTATATTTAACGAAAATGGGGCAAGAAAGATGAATCTGGATTTACCTCTTTGCGATCTACTTCCCAGTATCATTGGGTAAGTAGCCCATGTTCCGTCTGTTGCGTCTGCAATTGCTTTAGCTATTACATCTGGCAGGCCACGTTTCGCGTAATCAGGACAACCACTTGAAGTAGTCAGTTTTCCATCTTTCATATCGCGAGCGATCACAGATTTCGGCTCTAGTGGTCTTTTATTGCCTTGTGATCCGAATAAGTCACCTCTGACTTTTTCTACTAATTTCCAGTATCTGTCAGGGTCTGTATATTTCAAAGTCTCTTCTGCCGGAACAGGATTGATGTAATATGCAGATAGACTGTCCATTCGATTTTCGAGAGGTGGAGAACCTCCTTGCGGACCAAATTTAGACCAGCGACTGGTGTCGTAATCTATTAAGCCTTCCGTGTCAGATTTAGCCACTGACGAGAGGATATCAGTCCAACGATCTTTAATCCAAGTAGCTGAGCGCTTCTTGTATAAAGGCGAACGGGGTGTTGATTTAGATCCTGTCGCTATGCGCTCGAAATTGCCGGATGAACGTGTCTGTGCCTCAGGTGTGAGAAAGGCATCGATAGTCTCTTGCGGGATTTTCGTTATATCCATTATATAAAATTTTGTTAAAAAGTAACAAATAACTTTATCGATTTTGG